GGTGTATTTGCTTTTTTTAGATTAGGATTACCAAGATAAATTTCACTCATAACAATTTATGTTTCTTTTCCAGCGTATAACATTGGTTTTGTTGGATCTACTACTGATGGGCTGAAATACATTACAACTGCTGTTGGATATACCTTTTGCACTTCTGTTGTCATCTCTGCTTTTGATGGTCTCTTAAATGATGGTATAAACATTTGAGTAGTGATTAATTTACCTCTCCAGTTAAGTGCTATCGTGTAAGTTTTACCTCTCTCCTGAATACGAAGGTATGACTCATAAGTAAATGTCTTACCTTTAACTTGAGTTTCTGCCTCTGGATTTCTGCCTTGAGGTTTCATTTTTCCAAGGTTTATATTTCTTTTTGGTAATCCACCTTTACGAGTTCTTTTAAGTGTAGCTCCTCCACCACCTTTTGTTTGTGTAATGACTGAATCTTGATCGTATTTTTTACCTAATGCCTTAACTGCCTTCTTGAATTTTCTTTTACCCATCTTTCCAGAAGTTACAACGTGACTTCTCTCTTTTACTTTCTTTTCTTCTCCAGTTTTTTCATCTTTTTCAAGATATTTTCCAGTTACTTTTGTTGCACCTTTTCCAAACTTTCCACGAATATCTTTATCTAATTGTTTTGCTCTTGCACGATTTTCTTTTGCAGATTTATCACCACGACTTCCAGAAAGGATAGCCATACCACCCTTATCTGCTTTACTTTTGATTCTTGAAAGACTGCTTTCTTGTATAAATTCTTTGAATGTTTTCATTCTTCTTCTTTTTCCACCTTATTATTTAGAACTCCTTTCTTCAATAATTTTGAAAGTTCTGATGTTGATCCAACAAATAGTGCATTATTAACCGTTTTTGGTGAACCATCATCTTCTTTTTTCAATTCTTTCATCTTAGTTTGGAGATCAATTAATTTATCAGTTGTATCCCCAACACTTTTAATTAATTGTCCTGCAACTTCATAAGCCCTTGGTTGTTGACCATCTTGTGCTAGTTCAAGTATACCATTTATTGCCTCTTGTCCTTTTTCAATTAAAGAATATAAATTACCTCTTGAATACTCATAGTCAAGAGTGGGATCATCTTTTTTCTCTATCTTTTTAATTTGATTCTTTTTTGGAACATCAATCGGTTCTATATCCAAAAATTCATCTATCTCTTCAAATTTACTCATACATCAACTCCTTTCGTTGGACTGTAAGATCTAAAGTCTGGTAAATCAAATCTCTGTTCACTAAATCCAAAGTCATCACCAACTTCAACAAGTGCATCATCAGCAGCATTTACTGCGTCAATTACGTCACCGTTTATATGAGTATCTATAGTTGTTCCATCTTCACCACGATTAACAGTGATGTTATTTCCATCTATTTCTTTAATAAACATCAGTTCATTACCGATAGCAATATAAGTATCCACAACTAAACTTGCAGTATTTTGAACCAAGAATTTTCTTTGAGTTTTTGTTATATCCTCTGCAAGTCTTGTAACTCCATCATCATTATAATCTTTAAGAGCTCGAGGTGTAGCAACATATCTCTTAAATCTCTGTGCGGTTTTAGTGTTTGTGCTTGCATGATAATCAACCTGAACTTTCTTAATAAGACCTGTGCTAGAATCTGCAACTGGGCCAAATAGATATGTTTTTGCTGTAAATCCTAGTGTATGTGTTATAATTCTTTTCTGATCGAATCCACTCTCATAATTATCATCAAAAGTTACACTATCTAAAATCATTGGTATATCTCTTGTTTCACCAATCGCTTTAACTAAATCTACAGTCAAATTAAATGATGGTTGAAAGTATGGTAATATCTGTTCTATGATTTGTAAGGAATCTTCATTGTATTGAGTCATTGCATATAACTTAAAACTTAAATTGTATGGAACAGGCATGAAAACTTTTCTTGCACTTTTAGATCCATCTTTTGTGAATGCTTTGAAAGTTTGCATTGTTGAAACTTTCCTTGCAGGATCGTAAGATATGCCATCCATCTCAAATGCTAAACGAGGTAAAGTTATTGCAACTCTCTTTCTTAAATCTGGTTTCTGCTCTAATCTTGCTAAAAACTTTTCTGTTGGCCCGTAAGCAATCGGAACTCTCACAGTTGAAAATGCTCCACCTGCAGATGTTTGGTGTTTTATATCTATCTCATTAAAAAGAGTACCAAAGGCTATAATAGTCCTTCTAATAATTTCGTGATAATAATAGGTTCCTAACATAACTTAAACAGGACTCATCCAAACTATTTAGAAATCACCGAATGGATTGTCTTCGGAAAAATCTATAATTGAATCTGCTTCGGACTCTACAAGTATGTTTTCATTAAAATTGTCAAACTCATCTTGATCTGATACACTTCTAACAATGTATTCTGAATCTGATCCTAAAAGTGTAGTTCCAATGCCTACTACTGATTCGCCAACAGCAAATCCAACACCACCAACATTAGTAACTTTAAGTATCCTATCATCTCTATCCCAGTCAGCAACGACTGCTGTTGTTCCTGTTGAAACCCCTCTAACTACTTCCTTAAAGAGATAATTACCAGTTGCTAATCCAGCATTTGCTGGTGGATCTATAGTTAAAGTTGGAGTTGCAGTATATCCAATACCAGAAAATGAATACCTAATTGATGCAACTTGGCCAAGAGTATTAAGTATTGCTATTGGTTTTGCAATTGATCCTATTCCAATATTTGTATCTAAACCTACAGGATTCACAGTAATATTTGGAGCAACAGCATAACTTTCACCATCGTTTGTTATTGTAGGTGTTGCTAATGTTCCATCTGCTATCACTGCAGTTGCAATACCTCCAGTTCCAAATGCATTTTGACTTCTAATCGTAACTATTGGTGGTGTTGTATATGCAAAACCAGGATTTGTTAATTCGATGCGATCTATAGACTGTCCAGATTGACCTACTCTACTAGTCATAATTGCAACAGCAGTTGCGTTGATACCATCACTTGGTGCAGATGATATTCCAATTAAAGGTGGTAACGTATATCCAGTTCCATCATTAATCAAATCTATAAATGCAACACCCTTTCCAATATTAGTATTTCCAGCATCTTTAGATAATTGAACAGATGCTGATGCTGTTGATGCAGCAATACTTACCATAGTCAATTTGGTGGTGAATCCGAATTCAACTGCTGCTTCATCTACTTCTTGGATTCCTGTATCAATATCTTCATCAAGTGCATAATCCATCACCTCACAACTTAAAGTATAAACATAAAGATCATTTAGTTGATAAAAAGGTTTTTTCCCCTCTACATATTTGATTTCAAACATTGTATTGTCAAGGGGGAAATATATTAAATCTCCTTCTTCTGGTCTAGTAGCTAATTCTATTTGAATATCGGAGTTTAAAAATGGACTAATAAAATCTTCATATCTTTCTTTTGATATGACAAATGTTACTGCATCTGTGGTTTGAACTCCAAATTTTTGTAAAATATCTCCACTACCTTCAAAACCTTGATAATTTAATAAGTATGCTTCCATGCGGTAGGCATCATCAAATGTAGAGGCCACAACCTCCTTCATGATTGTTTTTTTGTTTATAATTTTACGAGGAAGATAAACTATATCTTGCCCATAAATTTTTAGTTGCTCGTTAATTAGATCTTGAACTAATCTCTGTTCACCTTGTGATCCTTGTAAAAAATATGGAGAAAGTGGCATAATATCATCCTATAAAATCAAGAGGTGGTAATTCGTACTCTGTCTTGAGTGTATTTTCTAATTCTTCCAATTCACGAATTGCATCTTCATATATTTGTCTTCCATTCAACTGAACTCCACCAGGTAACATTACACCTTGAAACTTAATTAGATTCATTCCCCATTGTTTTTTAATTAGTGAAGTTGCATATTTCTTTAACCAAAAATCATTATAAACTTTAGCTGAGTCATTCGGATCCAAAAGACGATAACCATCAATTACTATAAAAGTATCATCAGACATTTGTTCAAAGTCTATATCAAGATATAATCTTCCTCTTTTTCTGTTAAATCTTATTTGGGTATCTGGTGTAATAATACGACTTAAATCTTCCAAATACGTCTTGGTCATTGTATAATTTAAAAGATCAAGTGCACCATAATAGTAAAGATCATTTAAAAATATTTGGTATTTAATATTAAATAAACCACTTGATATGGTGTTATTATCCATTTTCAAAACTCTTTCTACACCTAATACGTGATCTGGCAATTGTATAAAGTTTTGATTTTCCTCAAAAGTAGTTGTTGTTATACCAACAGTTGATCCAGCTGTTGTAGTAGTAATTCCAGTTCTTAATGTCTCTCTATTTTCTTTTGTGATTTTATGCTTCAATAGCATTCTTTCAGAACCATCAAAATGACGGTTTTGAAAATATTGAATTGCATCATCAATTAAGTCTTCAATTTGATCTTCATCCACATTAATTTCCAACACAGGAAATCCAAGTCTTCGCAGACAATAATCGATTAGTTCCTGTCTAGTGGATGGTTTGCTCATTTCTTAATTCCTCTTTTGGATTTTTGCAATTCTTCAAATTGTTCTTTCAAATCCATGTAATCTTTTGTCATAGATTCCATTTTTGCCTCTAATAACAAATTTTGATTAACCAATGTTGATAATTTTTTATGATAATGGCTAATCAAAATGTTCACATCAACTTCACTGTTCATAGTATCAGAATTGTCCTCCATCGATTGTTGTTGTCCATTTAGGTGTGCCACTGGCATCAGTAGTTAGTAAAAAGTTTGAAGTAGTTATACCAGCAGTTGTACCAGCAGAAACTATTGATCTACCAGTACTGTCAGCATAAACTATTCCATTACCAACAGCAGCAAATTCATTAGGTTGGAAATATATTCCACGTATATCTAGGAAACCTTTTGTACCACTTATAACATTACCAGTATTAGTAGCTTCAGGAACATAAGTCCACATTCTACTATTATCAACTGCAAGTCTACTATCATCAAATCCAAAAAATCCAAGTTTATTATTTGCTATTCCAGTACTTGTATTGTAATTAAAAGTAATACCACGATCAGTATTTGTATCAAATCCGTGAGTGATTGTCAGTTGAGTAGTAGATGTTATACCAGCAGTTGTTTGCCCGTCAATAAAAATTGATGATCCTGAAACAGAGTGTATGGTTGTCGTACCTGCACCTGGTAATGAGGAACTACCACTTATTTGGTCTCCAGTATTGATACCAACAATTGAATCTAAAGTAATTTCAGACGTTCCAGAACCAACAACTGCCATTACAGTTCTCTTACTCACAACATCACCAATATTCATTATTGGATCATTTAATGTTGTATTTGTAGAGTTAACTGTGGTGGTTGTTCCATCAACCTGTAAACTACCTTTAATTATCACCATTCCATCACTATCTAAACCGTCTGGAAATGGGTCAATGAATATTGTATTTCCACCACCAGATTTAGATCTAATTACATTAGAAGAAATACCAATATTATCAACAATGAACTCACCACCACCTGGAGGAGTAATTATTTCAAGAGGGACTCCATTATATACCCAAGGTTTACCTGTTACCTGAACCTTATCTGTTCCATCTTCATCATACTCAATACTTGCATCTTCACTTGCACCAAAGGTTAATTTAGTATCATCATTAATAATTACCTGACCATCACCATTAGTTACAAAACAAATATCTCCATCAGTATCATTTGAATATATTGTTCTTCCATCAAATGTTAATTGATCTACAGTCCAACTATCTACTGTCGGTAAAGCTTGTGCTGCATATGCTGGCCCAAATCCTGAAGAGGAACCACCTGGATGAAGAGATGCTCCATCTGACTTTAGAATTGGTATGAATCCATTTTGTGGTGTACTAACATTAGCATTTACCTGACCTCTGACTAGACCTGGCTGGTTAGACATCATATCGGTGAAATACTTACCACCAATTACTATTGGATCTGGATCTGGGTTTGTATTATCTCCAACAAATAATCTTCCACCTAAATCACCTTGAGTTCCATTTGAAACTGTAACCGCAAGTTCACCAAAGTTTATGGTTGCAGGTGCAGCAGTGCCAGTCGATCTTCTTGTCCTTATTATGCTGGCCATTTAAAAACTTCCCCCATTAATGTTTAAATTTTGTGTTGCTCCTGGCGTTAGTTCAGTGGTTGCTTCAAATTTACTCGTTGCTTTATTAAAAACCAATACCATTCCATCTTGTAAACCACCAGATATATCAACATCTGATAAACCAGCTAAAGTTTGTCCACCACCAGATATGGATGATATAACTTTATTAGCATTTCTTGAACCAACTCTGACTTTTATTTCAGACATTTTAATTAACCTGTAGTAACTCCAGCAGTGACGATTGCACTCCCACTAACAATTCTTGTTTTTAAAGAACCATCATTTAATAATACATCATAACTGTATCTACCTGCTTTTAAAGCAGATGTAATTGACGATCCTAATGCTATTTTTAATTCACCTTGAGTTCTGTTTGGAAAAGAAACAGAAAAAGTTGCCTTTTCTTTTAATGAAGCAGGATGTTTTTTTAATTTTGAAGTGGCCGTAAAACCAGTCAAATCTAAAGGTGAGTTGGCCGTATTTTCTAAATTGAAAACTTGGTCAAAGTCAGCACCAGCATCAATTACTATGTTACTAATATATGCTGCCATTATTTAACTAATTAGAATCTATCTTGGAATATTTATAAATCATTTATCCATAATATTCTTGAGAAGGGTTTTTATCTCTTTCATATCATTTTTTAGAGAATCTAAATCCTCACGCATATTGTCAAATTTTCTTTTTTCCTCATATTTTTTTTGAGAAACTCTTATAAATTTATCATATTCACTTTGGTTTTTATTAACAATTGCATTTGAATCCATGTCTCTGACAAGAGACATGTCAGATTTCACTTTTAAATACTTATCCATTATTCAATTTGAAATGATCTGAGTGCGATTGCTCTAAAGTTTTTAATTCTAGGTGGTTTTGCCTGATTTGTAGATGTCATAACAACTTTAATCATGAATGATTTGAATTGGGCTGTATTCTCTGCAGTGAATTTATATTCACTAAAAGTATTTCTTGTCCTATTCGAATTCACAACCTTATCTGGTGACCCATTAGTATTAAATGGTATATAAGTGGCATTGTCATCATCACCATCTCCTCTGATTAATTTAAAGAATGCTTTAATATCTCCCTCTGCCTCTCTATGTCCATCAAATTGAACGAGAAGTGAATTAGAAACAAATTCTAAATCAATCATTTTTGTTTCATATATCGCTGTATTTGGATCAGAACCAGGTATTTTTGGTCTACTATCAGTCTCAAAATCATCAACTTTATCATCTACTAGGTTACTTATCAAAATAACATTTGGATTTTCTAAATCGACTACTGGAGATACATCAGAATTATCAGTTGAAAGTGTCAACTCTAACGCAAAAGATTTCTCCTGACCTAATAACTTATCTTCATTAACTTCAGATGCAATAATTCTTGGGCTATCAAGATAATTTAATCTGTTTAATGATACATTTTCATAACCGACATCATTAAATGATCCTTCATTACCACTTATACTAGTTCCAGATGTAGTTTTAATTCTACCTGATATATTTGTTCCAGTGGGTGTTAATGATGTAATTTGTGGATCAATCATTTCAAATGGTATGTTTTGAGAAACATGAACATTTACTCCACCACCAGATTTGGTAACGTTAAATGTTGGTTCAGTGTCTAAACCAGTAGTATTAATACCAACAAAGTAACTGTCAAATGTTTTTTCTCTAGAATCTATGTTATGAATCTTATTAATTTTTGTTAGAGATACTCCATTAAATTCATACTTATAAACTAAAACACTAGCGGAATGGTTTGATTTTAAACTAGAACCAAAAGCTCTGTCTGTACCAGGACTTATTGTAATTGTATTTGTAGCAGAATCAATTGTGCTATATTTAATGATCTCCTTATCAATAAGAAGATAACCAGGATTTGTTGATGCTACTGGATTACCTTCAAAATTCAAGAAGTTTGTACTATTTTCAAGAATTATAGATGTAGTATCATCATCTATATTACCAATTAATTTTGTCGGAATGCCATCTGGATGGAAGTTTGATACTCTAACTTTATTGGTGCTTGAATGCATTCCGTGATTTCTATGATCAAACTGAAGTGTATATCCATCTCTTATTGGATCTGGGTTAACTGAATCAATATCACCAGCAACAATTGTAGTATCATTATTTGAACCATCTGTATGAATTATATTCTCATCATTTACAAAATTATTTTTGACATCATCTAAAACTAGTAGATCTGTATTGTTTATACTTGAAGTACTTTTAACAACTGCTTTGACTCCTGATCCTGTGGCACCAATTTTTCCTAACAATAAAGTATCACCAACAGCATAACCAGAACCACCATTTGTTACGTTTACATCACTATCTCCTATTTGATCACCACTAGAGTTAACATTCACAGTTACTACAGCATCAGTTCCTGATCCTGTTATTGCAGAAACACTAACGTTAGTAAAGTTGTTAGGTGTTGCAGATGCGGTTAATCCAATACCACTATTACCTGCCTCATCTCTTACAATAGATAACTTGTTCGCACCAGTTGCTAAAGGCCCACCAGTTTTAAATATTCTTCCAGTATTTGTCACATTTCCAACAGTAATTGTTTGTGTAACTTTTTCACCTTGTGTAAATGTTACAGAACTAGCAGATGATAATTTTATGTTAACTCTTTTTGAAAAACCTACTGCTGGATTTTCTTTTCTAATTTGACCAAGAGGTAATTTACTATTATAAAGTAAAACACTTGATGGTTGATTTGCTATAAAAACTGCTTTATTAAGCTTAAACTTAAGATCCTCATATTGACTTGGACTCCAAGTTCTGTTATTTTGTGATTTGAATAATGAACCAAGAGTTGGTTGAGAACTATTCAATGCTTGGGTAATTAAATCAACTTCACCTATTCTGTTAATAAAAGTTAAATAATCAAGAGTTTTACCTGCTAACAATACTAAAGCATATTCATATCCACTCTGTAGGTAAACTGGTGCTTTAAATTTAAATTCTGTTGAGGCACTACCATCATTAGATAAATTAATATCGTCTGAATCTATTTCAGTTTCAGCAAATGGGACAATTACTTTTGTTGGTACACCATCTCTCATTGTTCTTATTTGGACAGTGACTGGTTTACTACTATCTTTTGTCTTAAAGAATAATTCTCCACTAGTAATAAACAAACCATCTTTATAATTTTCAGAATCAACAAAGAATGATTGTGCCAATGGATCACCATCATCAATTTCTTCTCTCTGAACATCCACTGTGACTTCAGTGACTTGCTCTGTTCTATCTCTTGTAAATGTTCTAGTTACATCTTTTACTCCAACTTGTTTTCTCTCTATTTTTGGCGTTTTAATTGATAATGTTTGCTCTTGAGTATTTGTTTGATACCCACTTGCTAAATATTCTGCTTCTGCTGAACTAGAGCCAGGATCTAATATACTTGCATTAGTAGCACTTGTTGTTACTCTAATTGTATTATTACCTGTAGTGAATAAAGGATTACCTATAATTTTTGGATCTGGAATATGTAAAGAGAATATTAATTCACCTTTATCATCACTGACTAATGCTACATCACCAACTGTTGCTTCTGCTTCCATCATAAAATCAGCAAGTATCATTCCTTTTCTAACATATCCACCAGTTGTTACATTATTTTCTAGAGCTAAATCAGCAGTGTCAATATTTAAAATTTGACTTGTGCTTGAATATGTTGTTGGAACTGTTATATTTGGAAATGGTAAATTTGATATAGTTTTATCTGGATTATTGAATGGGCCTGTTTTGTGATTTATTGATGCTACTCTAAATTCAATTTTAGGTGATGCTGGATTATCTACGTCAGTCCATCCTTCTACAAAAGCACCATCATAAAAAGTTCCTTTTGTCATTGTGATTGGAAGATATTTGGGAACTGCAAATGGTGTTAAATCAGTGTTTTCCATAAACACATAAAATCTTGTATTTGGTTTTAGTCTCTTTGCATGTACTTGAACATTTCTTGATCTTACATTGTATAATACATCAATACCTACAACTTTAGTTCCTAGATCAACAACTTGTGTGCTTGCTGATAACTCAAGACCAAATTCTTTTTCTATTCCTGTTTCTTCAAATGTTTGTCTAATTGTATTTTCAACATCACTTGTAGTGGTAGTTGTAGTAATTTCAACATTTCCACGATCTTGACGATCCACAGTGCTATTAGATGAAAGAACTTTTTTATCAATAATATCCTCATCAACTAAAGTTGCACTATCTCTACCATTCCAAGTAGTTTCGTGTGAATTAAAGAAACTAGATGCCATTCCACCATTTTCTCGATCCTCCACTCCTAGTAACGTTGAAATCGCATCAAATGCATTATCAATTTCAACATTTTGGGGTGCTAGAGGAATTTCCTCTATCCAAAAATCAGAACTAGGAGTTAAATCAATGCTACCAACAAATATGTCAACAAGAAATGGATTTAAATTTTCTGTTCGAGTTGCATTTGGTTGATTTATAAACTCCTCTTCAGTGTAATTTAAAGTTAAAGCTGCACCATTTCTTGTTATATTTGTATCAGAGAAATCACTAACAAAATTGTAATCTGTGGTTTTTGGATTTGCAGTGGTACTAACTGTTTCAAATACTAAACTCGCATTTCTTTCGGTTGTTCTTGGTCTTAACTCACCTTTTTCAATATCAATATCAAATTTTGATTCTCCAGTTAAATTATGAGAGTTATGGTTTCTAAAATTATCCACAAAGAAACCAGATTTAAATTTATCTAAACCAGTATTTGGATCTTTAATTGTTAAATTTTTAGTATCAGTCTCTAATAATGATAGTGTCGTATAATTCTCTAAATTTTTAATTCTATTTTCAAGACTTCCAATATCCCTCATAGTATATCTTTTATGGGGAACTGTTTTAATTAAAACTTCAGATGCTGCATTTCTTATATAAGGTGGAAGTTTTAATGTTGCAACTTGGAATGATTCTTCATTTGGTAATGGTAATTTTGGAAATCTAGATGGTATACCTTCTTTTGTGACAAACGTTCCTTCTTTATTTAAATAAAGCCTATCAATTCTTCCTTGATAGTAAGAGTAATCAACAACAACAGTTTTACCAGATACTACAGTTTCTGAATTAGTGGATGAAAAATCTCTTGAGGCATATGAGAATGGTGATATAGTGCTTGCTGTATTATATGCTGCAACTCTAGGTCTAAAATCAATAAAATCTGATGCCCAACTATCAAAAACATAAGGAATATCTTTTGAATAATCAAGAGTATTATAACTGTTAACAGTTTCTATAATTCCAGAAGATTCATTATTTAAGAGATGATCATATATAATTCTTAATTTACGAGATGGCTTTTCTACATTAGATTTTCTAACAATTCTAGAAAAATCAGCAAATTCTACTCTTTGTCCATTATCTAACTTAAAGTTTTTAAGAATATTTCTATCACCAGGTACAACTCCAGTCACCTTAGCAAAGATCCCAGAGGTCTTCAGAGAGATGTTTTCACCAACTTGGAATGTATTTTCGTTTTCATAAACAAAATTCAACTGAGTCGCTTGTAAGTCCACTACACGAGCAACTGCACCCGATGTGCCACCAATAAATTGTTCTCCAGGAACTACATTTCCAGTAAAAGTAGCAGTTTGATTTGTAACACCTATTATTGGTAATTTTGGATCAGTCTCATCATTAGACTCAAAAATACCTAAAACACGAACAACATCTGGTACATCTAAAGATATTTCTTCATCTTGAACTCTTGTTCCATATACATTGCTTGGTGTCAAACCATCATTGAAAGTTGTGTCTGTAGTACCAGATCCATCTAGAGCCGATCTGTTAATAAGTAAACTACTACATCTAACTAAAGATTTATTTTTTGATTTTAATGCACTTCTTCTTATTGCAGCAGCTAATTTGGCAGTTTGAGTTCCAGATTTAGTTAAACCAGAAAACTCTATGGTCTTAAGACCATCAAGTATCTCTACTTGTGTAGAATTTAATGGTTCTACTTCACCATCAATTTCTAAAACGTAATTAGATGTAGTAAATGGTTCAAAAAAGAGGTTATCTGTATCTCCACCAATATTACTAATCTGAAATGAAACTTGAGGAGAGTTGCTTAGTGATGATGATAGTATTCTTCTAGTAATGTAAGAACTATCCAAAACATTCATTGATGAAAGATATTTGTCTGCTAATTTGACTCTAAAACCAGGATCATCTGATTCAGTTAAAGAAGGAACTAAAACAGAAACACCAGTTTGAGTATCGTTATTAACAACTGTTCCTTCGCAAACTCCAGTGAGGGAGGCAACAGCAATGAGAGGTACGCTAGTTTTAGTAACATTTGATCCAACTTCATTGAAAACTGGATCAGATTCGCCTGCTGCTGCATATGTAATGATATCCCCTTCTTTTAATTGACTTCTAAAATCAGCAATCGCTCCAGATGCCATTGCGTTTCCACCAGTAATGGCAAATTGTACTCCTTCATTAAATACTTGTTTTTTACGATTTAATACTGTGTTTGCTGTAAAAGTTCCTGATGCATTAGTTACTGATTTAACATCTTCAAAACTATTATCTACAATTTTTTTAATATTATTTCCCTCACTGACACCATTAATTATTAACGGTTCATTTATTTGAAATGTTCCAGTAACATCACGAAGAGTTACTGAATCTTGATTAGTAATTGCTGCAATTGTATATCCAACAGCACCACTAAATTTACCCTTTACGTGTGAATGTATTACTGCACTAAAACTATTTGTGGTTGTTAGACTTGTATAAAGTTGAAGATCATATATTTTTAAATCATATGTAGAGAATGATCCAGATGCTCCAACAACTTTTTGATCATAGTCAAAAACTCTAACGTCACCAATTGGATTACCTTGAGCAGCTTGAGATGCATTAGTTCTTCTATCTCTCAATTGGATGGACGAAGCTGCACTAAATCCAATATCTGGTGTCCCTTTTATGTTTGTTACTTGCATCGAATTTCCAATTCGAATAGGAACACTTTGATTTTCAACTAGTTTAGTGGTTCTTGGTTTTAAAATATCAAGGGAAGATGTAGATATTTTTTCTACTTCGTAACCTCTAACATATGCTTTTCCAGAAGAAATTTGTAAAGAAAAAATATCTTCTGCAGGTGTATTACCATTTTGTGTTTGTTGAGAATCAAAGTATATCCCTCTATTTCCAATTCTATCATTTAAAGACTCTCTTGCATTCAATGAAAATGGTTTGATGTAATAATCTCCAGATTCATCATAAGTTCTTCTTGCCAATTCTTGTGCAAAAATGTTATATTCTGTTCGTGTTACTATATTTTTTACAACACCATTCTCTATTCTTAATAATTCTACAAAATCATTATCATTATTATCTGTTAAAAGTTTTCTATGTAAAGTTGTGGATAGTTTAAATCTATCTGCACCTGGTGCTGATTCATTAGCAAAACCCTTTGCATTATCATATAAATCAGAATTTACAGGAGATGGGCCAATTGTTTCTTCTTTTAATAAAAATCCAACTCTATAACTTGGTTTATTGGAATATTGATCTAATATTATTGTAGACGAAACATTTTTTACAAAAAATCCACGAATAAAATAAACACCCTCACTTACAGAGAATGCAGAACCTATTGATGTTGCATTTGATACAATACATCTAGCAAACTGACTGTCTGCTGCGATGCTTGTGTTTAGATAGTTGAAAGTTGAAAGAGTTATTAAATTTTCCCCGTCTGCAAAAACTCCAGTGCTACCATCTGTTCCAGATTTAGTATACTTAACATACAAAGTATCAAAACCATCAATTGACTCTGAAGATGTTAAACGATTGACAACTGTTGCCTCTACTCCTGTTATTTCTCCTTTAATTTTTATTTTATTATCTGCTATAATTTTTGTATAGTTATTAACTGGAATATTTAAAAAATTAGGATCTATTTTTACTGCGGAGTACTCTGGATCATATGAAGTCCCACCAGGAATTATCATTGAACCTTCTTTGAAGAAGTGTTGACCAAATTTTTCAACTTGATTTTGTAAAATTGACTGTAATGTTGTTAGTTCTCTAGCTTGAACTGGAAATCCTGGTTTAAATAAAACTTTGTGATAGTTTTTACTATCAACAAAATCATCAAAATATGGAGAAACGTTTAAATTGGTATTTTGTGGCATTTTTTTAGAACTCTATGACTATTTTTACTTCTTCTTTTTGTGAAGTTGTTCTCGTTATTGGTGCTCGATTATCTATGTATATAATCTCACCAGAATATTTTTTAATTTCTGGATTTGCTTTTCCAAGATTAAATGTTTGACCAAGATCAACACTTTTTCCACCAACCGTAATTGATTTTTTATCATTAAAACTAGTATCAACGATTAAATTTGCAGTTGAACCATCTTCGACTAATTTTCCTCCAGTGATAGGAGGATTATTGTTGTTTCCTTCAAAATCAAGTTTTTTGTGAGAATATAATGATTGAGTAGAAAAACCAACTGGTTGATAATATTTCAAAATACCAGTATCTGGATTCCAAGAAGCAACATATCCAACTGCCGTAGATCCAATTCCTGCAGTAGAAATTGTTTGTGTGATTAGTGTGTTTGGTTCATATGAAACTTGTGAGGTTGTAAAACCAGCTAATGCGTCTGGTTTTAATTTCAAAGAACTTAAATTAGTCGCAGTCGTAGTATTTAGTAAAGCATTTCCACTAAATTCAAGTGGATTTTTAATTATACCAACACGGGAAAAATCATTACCAAGAACATAATCTGGAGCATCATCAACATTATTATCATATTTTGAATATAGCATGACTCTAAAACCACCCAATTCACGATATATATCTGCACCATGTCCTCCTTTAGGGGGTATTACAACTTCAAATTGTGCACCAGTGCCTTGTAAAAGAGTTTTTCCACCACTTCCACCTTCAAACTTAATTGAAGCAAAAGTATATCCAGATCCTCCAACAATTCCTGATACACTTTCTACTTTTCCACCACTGATATTAACTGTTACCTCTCCATCTTTACCATCTCCCGATATACGAAATCCACTAATAGATCCAGTATCAGTAGAAATTCCTGCAATATCAATTTTATATCCAGATCCACCATTTTTTATAATTACAGTTTCAATTTTTCCATCTACTGCAGCATCCTTTACAGTCGCAGTTGCTGTATCACCCCATTTTTTTGGTAACGGAATGTATGTAGAGGTTACAAACTTAACTATATCTGATGGAGAGATTGTATATAAGTACTTCCACATGTAACCATCTGAACCATTTCCAGCTATGGCAGGAACTGTATTTGTGTGAGTTGGTTCAAATAATGATTTTTGACCATCTTCGTTGTCTGGATTTTGACCATTATCAGTACATAAGTATACATTAAACTCTGAATTTACTACAAAATATCTAGATTCATATAGTGTGGTTGATTTACTTTGAGGTGCTCGATTATCAGGACTATAGTTATTTCTATACATATCATACCTAGTTCCATTTTGCCAATCATTTCTAGGAACCACTCTCCTAACATCATCCTCTGTAATTTTTTTCAAAAATAACATACTATCATAATAGAAGTTTTCTTGATCAAAGGCATCTATAGGATCTGGAATAGGATTTCCCCAGTCAGATTTTCCATAATTGCTCACCTGAGTATTAGTTGGATTTGGATGTCCTAGAAAACTGTAATAATTATTAACTCTATTTTCTCCAATACCTACAAAACTGTCTATAAAAGTTTCTGCGTTTAATATACGATATTGGTCAGTGATTATTGCGGGCATTGATACTTACATTTTTTTGATTATTTATACCTGTTATTAGTAAGATGTTTTTAAAGGTAGAGTTCTTACTACTTGAGCTGAGGTTTCAATTCCTAACAACCCATTTTGATTGTGGAATGTAAACGCTTTAGAATTATTGCCTCTAGTAACATTAATTGATCCCCAACTGTAATCGCCAAACTTGAAACGATCTACCCCAACTGTTCCAAATTCTGTTGTATTTATTCCTGCAATTGAATTAACATTTGCAAATACTCTTAATATAGAGGAACCAACTGAAACAACATCTGCAGCATAATATACATTATCTAAAAATGTATTTCCAATACTAACAGTTTCAGGGCCTGATGTAGTGGTTTTTATTCCAGTAACACCATCTCCCATAAATGTATTTTCAATTACAAAATAATCACCAGTTGAGATACCAGATCTAGATACTAGATCTCCAAGATTTCTTCTCTTTTCATTACCAGCTGGTACACCTTGAGGATGATATATTCCATAATTTTCATCAGGTTGTGGTTTAATTTCAAAGAATATCGCAGGCCCATCAGTTCCAATACCAGTTTCTTCTGTTCCAATTCCAACTATAATCCCATAATCTCCTTCATAAGATACTTTTTTAATTTGCTCTACAGATGAAGTGGTTCCCGAATCAACAATAGTTATATCATTTTTAGTAACATCTAAATCATCTACTGTTTTAAAGAACCAAGAATTTTTAACGTATATTTTCTCATCACTAGGAGTTATGGACTTAATAATACCACTTGTTGGTTGTATTTGTGGTTCTAGATAATTTCTTTCCTTCGATATCCTAACACCATCAATAATTAAATCACTTGTTTGTTTTCTCCACATTGTTGGTCTAATAAAATTAGTATCTGTTGAAATACCAATTCCACCATAAGTTGTTGTTTCGACTGTATCTGATGCAATCAGTTCATAAATTATTCTATTATCTTGTTCCGATACACCATTATTATACTGCAATCTTAATTGATCTCCTGGTTTTATTGTTTCATCAACGTCAACATCGATATAATCCTCATTAGATCCAGTATAAAAATACATTTTAAATTTACTACCTGCTCTGGGAGCTTCTCGAAATGCTATTCTTGTTCCACCGTTAAATATATAATCTTTACCTGGTTTTTGTAAAACATCATTTATAAAGATGAGTAAATTATTTTGTAAGATGATCCCAGAACCTTTTTGAGCAACTATACTATAGTATTCTTTATTAATGGTAGTACGAGTGATTAAAAATGATTTTTTAAAACCATTAAACTGTTGACTAAAATCATCTAATGATATCAATTGCCCAAATGTCCAACCTGCAAATTTGTCTTGATATTTATTTCTAACAGTTATTTCAAATGATGTTGTCGCTATACCTACCTGATGAAATAGACTAGTTAACTTTAAAGTATCACCTACTTCATAACCGATACCACGATCAGACATATCAAATGATATTATACTACCACCTGTTCCCACTACAACGTCTATTTTTGCACCAGATCCATTACCACCAGATAATGGTATATTAGTGTAAGGACTTGGTAGTGGAGAAGTTACAAAGTTTAAACTTGTGGTTATACCACCACTAGGATATCCACTGCCACCGTTATCAATACTTACACTATCAACAACTCCTTCATTTACAGTGCATAATATAACAGCACCAGATCCAATTGATGAAGATACTGAAACTATTGGGGGAGTTAGATAACCAGCTCCTCCAGTTACAATACCCACATTTGTTATTTGACCATTTGATACCGTTGCATTAAATAATGCTCTTCTAGGAACTTGATAACCTGTACCAACACCAACATCAAATTCATTAATTATTCCACCTCTAGGTAAGTCTTTATTACTAGTGGTTCCTGTGAAATTAATTGATTCTCCATTTCCAACCATTTCATAATCTGATCTTAAAATACTACTAGAACCATCACCAAAATGTGGATTTTGGAAAATATTATTAATTAAAATTGCACCGAAACTAGTGCTAATACCTGTTAATTGAATATTATTACTAGTTAAATTAAATTGATTGGTTGATCCGTCAAATCTATCTGATATATCATCAATAATTTTATTATTTGTGTAATTTAGTCTATAAAAAACTCTTCCAGAAAAAGTAGAAGAAGCAGTAATTCCAGTAGGATTATTTGAATTTTCTGGATCAGGAACTCCTTTAGGCCCATAAGGTGCTTCAGAAAAATATAATTTACCTTCATTAACTCTGTAGTCACCCTTAACCACTCTAACGGTTGCACCATCTGTATGTGCAACCGCAACTGTTCCCATTTGTCCTCTAGTCACATCTAATGCAGTGCTTCCAACACCTACTAAATTAACCTTTACTATTTCATCATCAATTTTTAATAATGATTTGTCTAAAATTTCTGAAGTATCAATTAAGTATACAATATCAGTTGATATTCCAACTTCACTTGATAATGCAACAGATATCACTGTTGATATACCAACGGGACTTTGAATAATATTATCAATACTAATTAATGATCTAATAGTAGCATTTTCTGAAGGAACTGACAAAGTGTTAATATTTCCTATTCCATTTACATTAGTAAATGAAACTCCTATTCCAGCAGATGCAAAAGTAGCGGAAATTGCTACTCTTATATTGTCTGTATCTTGTTTAATTGCAAAAACAGTGGATGGTAATGATGTTGTTGGATCAACACCAGCATTAGTATCTGATGTATTCGCAATTCCTATTGGTGATTGACCAGTATCTGGTTTATATAATAATTTTTCACCTGTATTAAAATTATGTCTTGGTATTGTAATTGCATGGGTATCTATTGAAGCTGCTGTAGATGGGTCAAATTGTCTATGAAATAGTGGATCTCCTTCAGTAAATATATTGAAAATAGAAGTTCCAATAACACCACCACCAGTACTAGTCACTATTCCTGTAAATTGAGAACTTATATCATCTATCATTAAAACTTTATTAGTTACAGATTCAGCATAATCTGTTATGATTTTTGATTTAAATACTACTAATTTTGATAAATTTCGATCTGCAGTGTCTTCACTTACCATGTCATAATGAAATTTTTCATGAACAGATGCTTCTTCATCAATATCAACGTTAAGAGCAACTTCACCATCAGAATTTAAATTATGTTTTTTTGTTGAAATAATTCCCAAATTACAGAAATTTTTAAATCCAGCCACGTGATCTAAACTATCAACTGCACTTTTCCAAGTATTAAATTGAACTCCACCTTTAATTGAATACGAAAATTTTTGATAGTAATCATTATCATGTAATCTTTGAATATCTAAATTTAACTTTCCTATATCATCTTTCCAATTATTAATATTATTTGCTGTTGAGTCAACGTTTAAATCAAAATCAAATTTAAATTGATTAGTCACAGTTGATTTATTGTTAGTTGTTTTACCTATAATAGAATCTTCCTTTAAAAAATCACCATTAACATCAAATACCTTTAATGTTTGTGATAAAGGATCCCAACCATTTTCTGAAACTGTTCCTCTAATATTTTTACCAACAACTTGAACTACCTCTTTATCAGAAAATACAGATTTTTTAAATTTTGGTTCAAATACAGCTAAATCCGATTTTTTAATTACTCTACCAAAATTATTTTCTTCTTGATATATCCCACCAGTTACTCCTGCTCCAACTAGACCGTAACTAACAGATTCTCCTCCAGATGTTTTATTTACATCAGTGACCGTAAAATAAGTATAATCATAGGCAGCAGAATCATAACCATTAATATTATCTAAAGTTTTAACATTTTCAACGAATATTTCATCACCTATTTCAAATGGAAAAAGTCCACCATTATTATAGAATCCAGTCTCTCCACCAACATCTGGAATTGGTGCTCTTAAACCTATTGTGGCAATTGCAAAACTATCATTAATCTTAACTGTTGTTGCACTTATAATACCAACACCATTTGAATTTATTATTGGAATAATTCTAAGATCCTCTGACAACCCACTATCATTAGTTAAAATTTGAACATCGCTTACAGCAGTTCCATTTAAAGATGTTCGTGCAACTATATTTGGTTTTCCGATTGCAAGCACTCTTGGAGGATTCGTATAATCAATTCCCCCAGTTACAATTCCAATACTTTCAAGTGTAAGCGTATTTTTTAATTCTAAAATTACATTACTATCCGCTTTGGGTTTTAATGTGTTATCTGGAGAAAATTCCAATCCTTGATTAAAAACTTGAGTATTATTAACACTTCCAATATCATCTGATTCTACATTTAGAATAGCATTTTGACCATTAGTGGTTCCTATAGATGTAATTATAGGTAAATTATTAACATTAAAACCTTTACCTAATAATTTTACTGAATGTATTCCACCAGTCTCATTAATGGATTTTGTTGAATAAAAGAAACTTGATATTCCTGTAGAATCATATAAACTAGTTTCTGCAATTCCAGCTGGATTAAATTTAAATGTAGTTGTTCCAATTCCTGTTACTGTAAATTCTTGATTAAATTTGGAATCAATTACTTTTATCTGTGAATGATTTGGTACTCTTTTATCTACAGAAAAAGATAAAGTTTTAATTGTATTTCCATTTTTTCCTTTAATTTTGTAGTAAAATTCTTTTTCCAATAAATCTGTGACAGATATTATAATTTTATCATTAGTTTTTGTAATTAGATCACTATGATATTTTGTTTTTAATTTCTCATCTATAAAAAATTCAATATCAAAATTATCTAAACTTGAATCAGAAGTTAAAAATTCAACCCTATTATTTTTATATAAAGATAACTGTGGATTTATTTTTGATATCTGATGGTTTGATCCCCCAGCCGTATTAATTTGAGTGTAATTATAAGGAAAAACTAAAGTATCATATTCATTTTCTGCTAATCGTATAGTATCTCTAGAATCTTTAATAACATAATAAACTCCATTATTAACTAAAGGAGTAGCTGGATTCGATGAATTGTATACGATTAAATCACCAGTTTCAAAATCATGATCATTAATAGTAATTTTTGATGTTATTCCTATACCAATTTCTGCATCAGAAAATGTTATTGGATTTACGACTAATTTTCTAATAGTTTCATTATATCTTAAATCAAAGGTTTGAGTTTTATTAGATGTAACATGTAATTCAAAATTATCATTTATAGATAATCCATGTTGTTGACCTGTAGTTGTTGCTGTTGCGACAGTTACAGTTCCATTTACTCTTCTTAATGATCCAGAAAGATTGTCTGTAATAAGTTCTATGCTATTATCATCATCTTCTTCTGCAGGATTTAACTCATTAGTTATAACTTCTTTAAAGAATACACGATTTTCAATAAATCCAGATTTTTCGGTTGCTAACCCAACATATAAATTATTTATTCTAACACAATAAAGTTTATCAAAATCTGCTAGATCAAATACAGGATTAGTTAGAAGAACATCACTAGATGCTTTAATAGTTGAGCCTATCGATACTAATGATACCTCATCTCCATTCTGGAAAGGATGATTTGGTATGTATATAGCTCTTGGTGGAATTGATTTATTAATAGCTGTGCTTCCTGCAAATCCAACTACCACATCTGTAACTGTAGTTCCAATCCCGACTGATCTTCTTGCTTCAAAATATTGTTTTTTGGGTAATTTAATATTTTTATTTTCAATTTTTTTAGAAATTTTATAAGTAAATTTTGTTTCTAGTCTAGTTACTAATGATCCTGCACTATGAGATGTAACAGTGGTTGAATTATGACCTCTACGAAGTCTATATTTATTATTAACATCATCATGGTCTATAACTAAAAGTTGTTCAGAATCAATTTTAACTACATCATCAATATTAAATTTTCTATTAATCGTAGCATCAAAAAATCTAACAAAAGTTGTTATTCCACTATTTGGCATAGTTTCTGATAAACCAGAAACTACTGTAGATACACCAATATTTCTAACACCTTCGATATTTTTATAATTTGTAGAAGATATTCCAGATATTTCTACAATATCTCCTGCAGATAAACCATGTGGAATAGTGGATACACCAGTTACCGTATCTTTAAGAACTGAAAATGTAATATTATCAATTACAGTATTAGTAGTCCCAATTGACACTATTGGTTTACCTACAACTTGCTCCACACTAGCATCTATAGTCGGATCGTTAAAATTTAATTTATCATTAACTTTATATTCTGTTCCAGATTCAATAACAGATATTTTATCAATTTTAGAAGAATTAACATCATTTACTTTAATCAACGTTTGAGATTTTAAAGAATCATCAAGTAAAGGATATGACCTGAATTCATCATTTAATCCTAAATGAGTTACATTTCTTTTATATTGGCCAGTGTTTAAAATTTCATCTGACTGAATTTGATTAATATCATAATTAAATTTATCTGTAGCATTACGATGTAAAAATGTGATATATGGGAATAATGGTTCTTTTGAAAGTTTATGAATTGTTGAGAAATAAGCATATGTTCCATTTGGAAAATCTGAATTTTTTACAAATTTACCATTATGTTCGTCCAGATCACCACTTTCATCATAAACATAATCCTGAACAAAATAACCGTTCTGATAACCTGATGGTCTTAAATTGGAATCTGAAATTGGTTTAAGGGAATAACTAGGTTCCATAAATGTAGTTATTCCAGAACTATTTGTACTTACAGGCCCATAAATTGGATTGCCATCATAAGCCCATCCAAGTATTTTGGAATGATTATCAGTTGATTCATCAAAGGGATCATCAGTTATATTATCTGAGAGTAAACGACGATATTTTTTTGGTGGATAGAACGAACATAATTTATTTTTTTTACCTGATGAAGACCTTACTTGAATTATTTCTGAATTTTCTAAAGTTAAAGCATGTTTATACCGTTCAACTGAATTTATTTTCCAATCATGAATTCTAGATCCAATAATTGCTTCAGATCCAGATGGAATAACTTTTACTATTGTATTATTAGTATCGTATCCAGTTCCTTGCGATATTATATTTACACCAATAATTTTTCCGTCAGATACAATTGATTGCAATTTAGCAAATTGACCAACAGTTCCAGAAGTTCCATCAATTCCTACAACCTCAAGTTGTGGAGGTGATGTGTATTCAGATCCAGGATTTAAAATACTTATATCAGATATTTTTCCTCCAATAATTATTGGTTTTACAGAACCATTTTTACCTGTTAATAATTTTAAATTAGGTAAACGTAAATAATTTACTATGTTTGCAACTCCGTATTTAGCACCACCATTTTGAATAAATATGCTTTTTAGTCCACCTTTTATAATCGCTTTTGCGGATGCTTCATAATAATTTGGAATTGAATCAGTATTTCCAATAGAAACTCTACCATCAATTTTAACTTTAATGTCTGGATATTTAAATGTATGAGTTCCAACTCCAACACTACCTAAATTTACATATATTTTTCTATCATAATCCAAATTAGATATATTGTCTACAGTTCCTGCATTACTTAATTTAAATTTATTATTATCAATAATTGTTACTTTATAAACTGCAGATACAGATAAGCCAGAAATAACAGTATCATTACATAAGTATTCTACTACATCTCCATTAGAAAAATTATGATTTTTAGCATATATGTAATTATTAAATGTGTTTATACCTACAAATGTTTTAAATAAATTTTCTTTATTAGGAGTAGGGTATTGTTGTGAGTCTACTAAAATTTTATGATTCGAATATGATGAACCAACATTTTTTACAACTATTCTATCAATAATTTTTCTAACTCTAGTAGATCTAAAGGTATGACCTACAGTTCCATCATCATTAAATTCAATTAAATTAGTTTTATTGATAGCTTTATCTTTGGATGTTGCCAATCTAAAAGAATCAACGCTAACAATTGAAACAAAATAATTACTTCCAGAAGATAGTGAATTAGTGCTAAATCCAATAAAACCCTTACTACTAGCAAGATCAACACCAATTGGATTTCCTTGAGAGAGATATGTGACTTCTTCACCATCCAAAAATCTGTGATCACCCTTTATAGTGTTATTTGTTAAATCTATTTGAAATTCAGTAAATGTTTTACTATGAGTGAAACCTCTCATTTTAGCTTCACATATAGCACCAGTTCCGTTACCACCTGTTATTTTAACAGAAGGAACATTAGAATAATCAAATCCACCTTCATTTAATATTATTTCAGATAAACTTCCTGAAAAATTTGCATATGCCTTACATCCGTTTCCATTATCATCTGTGATTGACAATGTAGGTGGATCTACAATATCATAATTTTTTCCAGAATTTAAAACTTCAAGTTGATCTATTTGGCCATAAAAAACCGTATCTTCGGAAATAGGTGAATGATATTCTATACCATTTAATGATACACCAATTGGCCCAGCTAGATTTTGATTATTTTTTACTATTTGGGGATTTTTAAAAATTCTTTTAAAATTATTTTGATTTACTAATTTTTCACCATCAAATAATGAAGCTGGAGTTATAGTATGCGTTCCAACTCCTATATCATCGTATTTTATTTTTTCAAAAATATTTCTGTATAAGTTTGATAAATTTGATGTCAATCTTATTGTGTCATTATCAACAACATTTACATAAAAATACCCACTAGTGCTTCCACTAATTCCAGAGTCGGCAGAAATTTCCATATAGACTCTTTCACCATTTATAAAATTATGATTAACTATTTCGATTGTATTTGTATTTGTGCTAATTCCTGATGATGAAACACTTTTTGATCTATTTGTAGTTTGAGTATCAAAGGAAGGATATCCTGAAAATGCGATGTATGTATTTTTATCAGTATCAGAGAATGAATTTTGTATATTTGATAGTAGAGAAGGGATACCAAAATTTGATGAAGCATAATTCAACTTCTTTTTAATAATATAATCACCAGATATTATGGAACTTGGATCTGTGTCTCCAGTAATTATAAATTTAGTTGGCGTATAAACATCATCAACAATGGCATCTTGTAATATTAACCTTTTTCCATCTTTAAATATGAGATCTATTTTATCTCCTTTTTTTAGAAAATGTTCCGTTAAAGTTGTAAAAACACTTGAACCAAATTCTTGCTCTTGAGTATCAATATATGATATATTATTGTAAAACCAAGTATTAAATTTCTTATCGGATAATTCATATTTTTCACCTAAATGTTTGACTCTGATAGAATCACCTATATCAAAATATTTGGTATTACTAACATTTTTTGATGCACCAGAGATTGATCCAACTATTCTCATTATACAAATTTTTGTTAGATCATTATCCTCGTAACCATATACAAAATTAGTGTCAATAATTGGATCAGACTCATTTAAAAGTCTAGAAACACCAGTGCATCCAAAAAATTGATTACTTGATTTAGATGTATATTCTGCTAAAGTATAGATGTTGTCCGCATCTGGATAGTAAAAATTTCCTGTTTCACCAAATCCAATAGTAGAATCAACAGAAAGAACTTCTGTTGTTGATGCTGCACCAACTACTTTTGTTTTTGTTGAAACATTAAATTTATTTTCTATTGTTCCTTTTGAAAAAGATATTTGATAGTATCTTTTACCTTCTAATAATTTTGTAGTTACATTTGATACTGCACCACTTGCAGTTGGATTTGTAAAAGAATCTTGATATATTTTAACTCCAACTAAATTTAGAGGATCACCAGAGAGAACCTCAACTACAATATCATCAGTTACATCCCATTCAGATTCTGATGGTCTAATTGTTTGTTCATAAGGTTTAATTATTTCAACCTGTTCGCCATAAAGAACTTGAAAAAGAATTTGTAAGGAGGTATCTGTTCCTTTTGAACTGTAAAAATCTCTTGCTCTCGATAAAATATTTTCTACATTTAAACCATAAGAAAAACTTTTTCCTTCTAAGCCAGGCAAAAAGTTTTTTCTAAATTTTTTATAAAATTCAGTTACAAAAAGAAAACTTAAGTTAACAACTAATGAATTTTCAGCATGTGCGGCCGCATTAGTATCACTAAATGTTAAAAATTCTGGATTATCAGCACTTTCAATTGCAGAAATACCACTAAATCCACGAACACATCCAGTAAATGATGTTTCAGTTTTTCCAGTATATGTGATAATCTCATTATCAATTTTTAATAAACCATATTTTTCTGGAAACCCAGTAGTTTCGTTTACATTAATTGTATCATCATATGCATAAATTAAAGATGATAAAATAATTGGAGATTCTGGTGCATTACTATTTGGTGCAGGAATTGTTTGTTTTTCAATTAAAGAAATATCTGCAACAGTAGATATCTTCTTAAGTGATGAAATATGATCAGCTAAGTATGTTGTACCATATTCCCTTTCTTCAGACTCATAGTATTGAGTTAAAAATTCCTTAAAAAGTGGATTATCTGCTTGTATAAAATCTGGTATTTGACTTCCCAGAATATTTGAAATTTTGACTTTTTTATCAGACATTTCTTATCTTGTATATTTTTTATTACTAATGAAACTAGAGGGTGGAGTGTAATTTGTTCCTGATACGTTTGAACCAGAAACAAGAACATCCTCTATTAGGTTTAATTTACTATTTCCTGTAGTATCTAGCACAATATAAAGGTTCTCTTTTGCAACAATATCATTTGATTCGGGAGTTACTTCAATTTCAACTCGATTTGGAAGCGTTGTTGATGAAATTGTTACTGGAAAGAGTATTATTTCACCTTTTACATAATCTATAGAACCTGCATTATTGTTAATAAACTTAATTGTTCCATTTTCAATTACAAAAAACTTGATTATTCCAGTTAATTGGTCATTATTTGGAAAATCTGTTAGATATACATCTCCGTCAACAGATTCAAGTTTAAATGGAGAAGAACGAACATTAAATCCTTCCAAATCAGCATGAAACCTATTTCCATAGCAAACTTCATAAGTTGCAATTGTATTATATGCAGGAATCATGTTTCTTCGAATTACAAGGGTTGTGATGTTTGAAGTTATTCCTGTATCAACTTTATCAATTTGAGACAGCAACTTACTGTACTTTAATCTTCCACCAAAAGAGTTGATATCTGCTGATTTTGAGTAATTTTCAATAGCTGATGTAATTCTGCTTTGTAAATTTAATTTATCAGATATAAATCCAGAATCAAAAGAGACAGTTGAGTTATATTCAACGTACAAATACATTAAATCCAAGAATTCTTGTTTGATTCCAGCTACGGTATAATTTTTTAAATCATTTTTAATTGAATTTTTTGCTACAGATGATAAAAATTCACCATTTTTAGGTTTAACCGTAATAAAAATTTTTCCAAATTGGGGTGGATCAAGCTCTTCACCACCATACGCACTTACAGAATCGACATTTGGATATAAGAAGGGTATTAAACTCTTATAATCATTGGGTGTAACTGCTCTGTATTGCGATGCATAGACCCTTGGAGCAAGGTATTTGATATTATCAACAGATTCTATCGAATCTCCATTTTCAGAGGACTGAATGGTCGATATGAGCGATATACCACTTGTAATATCAACATCAACACCACTAGAAATATACGTTAATCTTCCAGAAAAATTAAAATTAGTAGCACCGTTTCCATTATTTCCACTTGTTACAATATAAGATACTTTAATTATTGCACCATTAGCTGGTTTTCTTCCGAGAATGTTATCTCCAAACATAATTTGATATTTTTCATCATTGATTTCCTGCACTAAAAATAACCTAGAGGATGGATTAACATCAAAAATATTAGTATATGCGTTATATTGTAAGGTTGTACCACTTCTTCCTTGACCTTCAGTTACATCAACTCTAATTGAAGAAGTATCAATATTTGAATTTGGTAAAATAAACCTTTGATTTGTTTGTGAACTATCTACAACAAAAGTTTTAGTTATATAATTCCCTTCAAATATTGAAATATTATTGAAACTTGCGATTTTAGCACTGTTCGGTGTTACTGTAATGTCTTCTGGTATTGAAAATATGTAATCTCCACCTGCAACCGACCCTAATGCAACTAATCCTGCATTCAATTTGACTTGTTTTGCATTTAATGATGATACATCAACTGTAAAACTTACTTGTGCTACAGATGATTTAGTTGATCTTGGCACATAACCAATGTTTCTTGCCAATGATACGACATTTTCACGCAGAGTAGCACTATCAATGAATGATTCATTGACAGCCATATTTGTATTATATGCAGTTATG